GTTTACGAACAGAGATTGCATACTCAGAGACTGAGTTCAATCCGGGGGGTACGAGGCCGGGGTTCTCTTCAAGGAATGTCGACATGTTGGTCTGCGCTATGCGCTTCTCAAGCAAGTCAACTGCTTCGTGCTGAAGCACAAAGGTCTTGAACGAGTCCCAGTCTTGTGTGTTGTAGCGTGTCTTGGTAGACAGCACTACAGTGCCTTGGTCAGTGCGCACAGAGGACACGCCTAGTGCAAGCATCTGATCTTTTAGTGCGATCTTCACGGTGTCTTGTTGCCGCTTAATCTCTTCAACTTCATTTTCGTACGCTTGTGTTAGCTCTTGGATTCGAGCCGCCATTCTGCGGTACACCTTAGCCAGTTTGTCCATTGGGACGTTGGCTAACTCCTTGCTCTCTTCTGTGAGAGGTGCTTCATCATCTATGACTGAGGTCATTTGCTTCTCCTATTTTTTTGTCTAAGGTTTAACATCATACACGGAACAAAATCTCTTGCAACTCCTTTCTTAAATATTTTTTACTTCGCTATCAAACATGCCGACAAGCAACGCATGGTCAGTAACTTTAGCGGCCATTGCTTTGAATAGTTTTTTCTCAATTGGGCTTGACTCAATGTGTACCACAGTAACTTTGTCAGAGTCTTGACCTTTGCGATCTGCGCGAGCAATACATTGTGTGTACATTTCAACAGACATCAGAGGGCCAAAGAATACAACTGTGTCAGCGGCAGTCAGGGTAATCCCGTGGGCAGTTGCTTGAGGTTGCAACACGAGCACGCGTATCTTGTCAGTAGTCTGAAAGTCCGCAATTATCTGACCGCGTTTTGTTGCTGTCACGTCGCCATGAATTTGTCCCACGGCAAAGCCGTTGCCTGACAAGTGCCGCACAATCGACTCAATGCTCGACCTAAACAGCGCAAAGATAATTACTTTTCTCTGTGTCTCCTCAAGCACTTCGTCCAACACATTGAGGCGTGGGGACGCATCGAACTCCACAACTTCTTTGTCGTCTGTATACGCCGCACCGCAGGATATTTGTAACAACTTGTTTACAGCAACACCGGCATTGACTGCGCTGATTGTCTCCCCCGCCGCACGCACCATCATCTGCTCTTTGAGTAGGCGGTAGTATTTGTTTTGCTGGGGTGTCATGGGCACCTCACGCGTCACCGTGATAACTGGTGGCAGGTCAAGGCACTGGTCTTTTGTAAAACGTATTGCTGGTTGAAGCACCTCGTACACCATGTCGCGTGCATTAGCTTTGGGTGCCCACTTGAACATGCTTATCTTGTTCATCACTTTGTCGCGCCATGCAGTCTGAAACTTGGGCACGCCTGTAGGGTTGACCAGTCGAGCTAAGCCATACGCGTCCACAGGAGACTGCGAGGCAGGAGTGCCAGTCATCATCCACAGATGGGTGTCGGGTTTGATGATTGATGCCAACGCCTTCCACCGCCGCGTAGATGGATTCTTGTATGCGTTTGCCTCATCGACAATCACAAGGTCAAAGCGCCCATCATTGATGATCTCAGAGGCAATCAGGTTGAGTCCATCGTAGTTGGCAATGACGAACTCGTAGTCTTGCTGAATCATCTCTATACGCCGTGATGCTTGTTGGTGGTGCGCGACCACAGCGCTTCTGTGAATGATGCTTCGGTTGATGTCACCCATCCATGCGCTGTGCATGATGGACAAGGGGCACAGTATCAGCACCCTACGCACCTCGCCTTTGTTCATCAAGTAGTCTGCCGCCCACAAGGCAGAGAGCGTCTTACCAGTTCCGGGGTCGTTAAAACAGAACGATCTGCGGTTTAAAGTCATGAACGCGGAGGTTTCTATTTGGTGAGCCATTGGTACAAACTTTCCCGGCCAGTGGTAACGCTTGGTGATGGGCGATGGCACATCTTTGACGCCAAGATTTTTAAGCACGCGTGTCTCATCAAGTCCCCAATACACAGCCACTTGATATACGCCGTCCTCATGACCGAGGACTTTGTGTTTGGGGATGATGCTGTACTTGTTTGGATTGCGCGTGCGTAGTATCAGCACTTTGTTGTCAACGATTTCCATTACGCATCTTCCTTCAACCGCGCCCACGGCGTGTTGCTTTCTCTAAACTCAACCTCTTCCATCAGTTTGTTTCTGTGAAGTCTTGAAGATGCGTCCAACCAAAACTCATCATCTAGTTCAGACACATCAATCCACAAGTCTCCAAACTTTACTCGCCACGCATTGACCAATGTTGATAGCGGGATGGAATACGCTTCACGTTTATTGGGGTCGTCTACTTTCATGGCGGTGTATGGTTTTTTTGGTCTTAGCGCTTCTCCTGCATAAACGGACAAGTCTTCTAAGTCTTCTGTCAGTTGTTGACCAAGTGTTTTCATTTTTCCCATTTGCTTCTCCTGTTTTATTCGGGCATCCGGCACACATAGCGTGCCCTGTCTGTTAAGAAATGAACTTCAACTTCTCCGAGTTGTTTAAGTCTGTTAAAAGCTAATCTAAAAAATTCTTCTTCTTCTATTGTCTCCATTGGCACCCAATCGTTTCCAAAACGTGCTATCCAAAGATTGACCAACCTGTCGACTGGTATTTTGAACGCTTCATTTTCAAGCATTGCACTTGTAATCTCACTATCAACAACACGCTTTACTCCTAGCGTCCGGTCACTTAATGCTGTGGTCTGACTTACGTTTGAAGCTCCGATTGTCAGATGCTGATTTGACGCGTAGATTGCTTCTATTTGTTGCCCCGCCTTTTGAAAGGGGTTGTTTATGATCGACATCTTTTCCATCTCCTTTTTGTACGAGTCCCTCTTTCATAAGCATTGCGCGTGCTTTATTTCGAGCGGTTCTTTTTTTAATGATCTCAGGCTTTTGCTCATACTTTGCGTATGAGGGGCGGTCTGCGGGGTTTTTGTAAGGCATGATGTTTCCTAATGTTTTGGATGAAATTCACACGTTTTTACAGCACACCAACCACACAGAGGCGTTTGGTTTGGGTTCCATACATCGTGCTCGAAGCATGACTCCAAGCGAGCGTAGCGTTCACGGTAGTCCCACCAGTGCTTAGACGCTTCGTCCGAAGTCATACTCATCTTGACCATATCATTTTTCACAATAAACATCAACGCCGAGTTGACTCTGCGGATGTGGGGAAAGTGGGCAAACACCATGATAGACATAAGAACAAGCTGGTCTCTGTCAGGATACTTGTTGTTGCCTGTTTTCCAGTCTGCCACCCACGCCGTCAGGTTCTCATCATCAATGATGATTAAGTCTGCAATGCCTCTGACCCACACGTTGTCATCTTCCCAAGACACAGGGTTTAAATTTGCATCCAGCGCCATCTCATACTCAGGCAGTCTGCGCCCTGCCTTTTTCAGCAACGCGTCAACAACAGGTTGAAACTGAGAGTGCTCGGGCGGTATTGGTTTGCCGTCCTTGATATACAACTCCAAGCTCTCATGCACCTGTGTGCCGTACCGCGTAGCCTCAGTCTCTACGAATGGGTAGTTCTTCAAGACTTTGATTTCGTGGTAGCGGCGTTGACACCCCTCAAAATCTTTGAGAGACGAGTGTGACCATGCGGGTTTTTTCATAGTTTGGATGAGTTGACTGCTTGCGTTAATCTGTTGGCAAAAGCTGTGACGAAGTTCTCGTTGTCGGTCAAGTCGTTGCCCATGTCTTGCAGGATGATGTGCGTCAACTCATGCCAAAACGTGTCGTCGATTTCTTCTTGCTCAAACGGGTTGCCAAAGTCGTCGTACTTTGCTATCTCAACTAGCTTCTTGCGGTAGTACGTGCGCCCCATTGCGGCGGGGTTCTGTATGGTGTGCCGCCACTCGACGTTGTATGTCGTTGGCCCCACCGTGAACTGCTTCGGTATCTTCACTTGCTTCTCCTTATGATTTTGCTAGCCCATATCTACGGTGCGCACCACCGTCAGCGGCCAAGGGTATCCCCGGCATGTAACTCGGCTCCATAGTCATCTGCGCCAAGACCCAAGTCTTCGCGTCAACAACTTCTGCGTCAGTCACCAACACGATCTGTTCATCGTGCACAGTACCAACCACAGGGTATCTCTTTGCTACCCTCAACATCCCATCGGTCATGACAATGCGTGCCAATGCCTGCGTAACATTGTTTGTTATTTTTCCTGCATACAACTTCGTTGCACGCTCTCCGTACACCCACTGCGTTTTGCCTTTATCGTCTAACTCAGGGCGCAGATTTGGGTACAGAAGTTTCATTCCGTTTGGTAATTCTATCTCGCCTTTGCGGAATGTCAAACACTTGTGCGTGTACTCTTTGCCCAAATACAGCGACTTGTATATAAGCTCACTGAACAACGCCCACAACGCCACGATAGGCCAAGCAGTCCGGCGGTATGAGTCAATGATTGCCTTGGCGGCAAGGGCATGAGTCAAGAGTTCCTTGTCAGAACAAGTGTGGGGGATGTCAAACAGCTTGTCGTCGTTGCCGTCCCACTCCACAAACTTCTGCGCGTACTCAGAACTCACCCCCAGTGCTTTGGCAAAGTCTTTGGAGTACCTGACTGGCGGTGCGCCAAGGAAGCCGGTGAGGAGTTGCGAAGCGAACGATGCCCATCCCAACCCGTAGCCGCACCCCAACAAAGCGCTCTTCGCAGATTGGCGAAGGTCTGGATGAGATTCTTTGGTGAGGTTTGGTATGTTAAACATCTGAGCCCCGAACGCCGCGTAAGGGTCACCGCCTCCCCTGAAGATGTTGAGCATCTCTTGGTAATCCGAAAGCCAAGCAAGAACTCGCGGTTCAATCTGAGATAAGTCCCCCACGACCAGTTGGTATCCTTCGGGAGCCATAATTGCTTTGCGTAGGAAACTACCTCGCTTGAGGTTTTGCATGTTGATGGCACTCCCTTTTGCTGCCGTCCACCTGCCCGAGAGAGCACCGTAATACGATAGCGGAACCGGTAGTTTGCCGCGCTGACTGATGTCCAAGAATCGCTGTGCCCTTGTGCGCTCGGTCGTAGATTTAACTTTAAGGCGTGCTTCACAAAGGAGGGCAACATCTTCACGTTCACCGTTGAGCAACGCTTGGAACAAGGCATCATTCTTGGCAAGAGCGAGCGTTTCTTTGCCGGTAGTTTTACTGACTTTAGTCGGGGCAACAACCCCGAGGCTTTGAAGTACGTTTGCAAACTTTGGGTTCGATGCAAGCTCAACCTCTTGTATGCCGAGTCTTTGTAGTAGTCCTTCACGTGCTTCTCCTTCTTCTGTTAGTGCCTTGATAAGCATCTTGTGGTCAAGCTCAAGCGTTGGGCGTGTGTACATCTTGAGCGTCATGTCGATCAAACGCAGTTCGGATTTGGGATATCCAGCCACGAATCGCTTGAAAATTTCTTCGCACAGGTACACATCATGCGCACAGTACTCGGCAAGTTCTTTTTCAATCTCTGGCGATATTGATGCGAGGCCATCAGTACTGTTGACTGCCGTTCCTTTCGGCTGAAGTCCGAAGTCGGACGCCAACTTCGCAAGACTATTCCCCACTTCCACGCCTCGAAGAGCGCGTCCCATTGATAGTGTGTCAAAGATGAAGGCTGGGTGTGCACTGTAGACCCATTCCATAATTGATACATCGAACTGTGCGTTGTGCGCCAACACTGCGGTTCGCCCCCAGTCGATTCCAGAAAAGTATTCACGTAGTCCATCTCCTCCAACCCACTCCACGGGGCTGTCGGTTCCGTACTCATGTATACATGCCCCAAATGCTTTGAACCTCTTGTCACGTATGTACTCCTCTGTTGTCATCTTGGATAGCGTGTAGTCACGCTTGTCCCACCGAGTTTCAAAGTCGATGGTCAGTATCCTG